GATGGTCGGTTTCTTCCGTCAGTGCACACACCCGATTTTGACGTAGCTGATTGGATTATCAATCCTGATCTTTCAGCGGTTGCAAATCAACCGTCAAGGTATTGGATTATTGACCCACCGGCTAGCGACACTATCCGTCTTGCGACAGCGGGTGAACAAACAACGATTGATGACGATATTGCTGCGGCTAGGGAAACTGCCGAAAAGGAGGCTGCGAAAACTCAGGTTGATGTTGAGCGGGTCGTGAGAGCTTTGGTTGATATGCTCCCCGGCGAATTCAACATCCTTCGTGCTTTTCACGCACTCCCTGATCGCACCGCTGACCAGTTAAGGGCAGCACTTAAAGCGAACATTGACGCTCAATAGATATGAGTTACACAGATGCAGAGTGGGAAAACGTCATGTCATTCCTCAACACGGAAGCGGAGAGGCCTCCGCCGAACGGTATTGGAAAACTGATCGAGACCCCCGAAGAATTCGTAGAGATGCTTCACACGGCGGAGGCTATCAAGCCTGTCATCGTGGGAGCCCAAGCGGCGAGAGACCGAAGGGAATTCGGTGAATTGCAAAAACGGAAGGCGAACTTAAACCGGTCGGTGATTGAAACACAAAAGCTGATTGATACTCACCCCGGCAATCCGAATAGACCATAGGAGACGATCATGACTAAGAACGTTGGACTGACATATGTGAAGGACTTCACCTTCCCGGCGGAGCAAGGCTTCACCGGTTCTGCTTCTTCGGCGGGCGTACACCAAGTTAAGGGTTACCAACGTGGTGGACGTGTGAGGAAGATGGCTGAAGGTGGCAAATTCGGCAAGCCCGGTGACAAGTACCCGACGCTGAAGTCTGGACCTGCGGGTGCAAGGTCGGCGATGCCGAAGAACGTCAAGAGGCACGGTGGCCCGGTGAAGAAGCAGATGGGCGGCTACATGGGACCGGAGCGTGAGATCCAAGTCGATGACGTGAAGATCACGACACCGAGAGCCCATGGTGGCTCCGTGCACGACAAACTGAAGCACGAGGGCGCGAAGATGGGTTACGCCTATGGTGGGAGAGTGACAGAGAGTGACACCTCCGGCGAGTTCAAGCAGACGCGCGGCAAGCAGGACACGATGGATCACGGTGTGCAGCCCGCACAGAAAGGTCGCAATCAAGCAGAGGTCGAGGCTGGCGGCAACAAGCGTCTGAAGGCTGGGTATAAGAAAGGTGGTGGTGTCCACAGCGTGAGGCGGCTCCGTAAAATGACGGACGAGATGTATAGACGTGCGTTGAAGGGAATTAGCGGAAAGATATCTAAGGAAGATCGTGCGGCTGCGCGTCGGGTAGCTGCAGGAAAAGGGATGCCCAAGAACGTGAAAGCACATGGTGGACTCGCGAGATACGCAAGAGGCAGTTAAATGGCTACGTCAGGAACAGTCGGTAGCACGATCTTCTTGAATCAGCAGATCATTGATCATGCGTTTCGTCGCTGCAAAATGGTCGAGCAGGAGATCACGGGCGAGCACATTACGATTGCTCTCGACCTGCTATGGCTGTACACCCAGACGCTCGTAAATAGAGGCATCAAGTTGTGGAACGTCATTCCGATCTTGCTGCCGATCTACGAGCGTCAGGTGACGGTGCCTTGTCCTCTCGGTACCGTGGACACGTACACCATCAATTTGCGTAACCAGCAAGTGCTTGGAGGGACAGCGACTGCGTCGGAGGGTGTTGCAGACAACGCATTCGATAGGGATCTGACCACTGCGTGCATTCAAGTGTCGATGGCAGGTTCGATCACTCTGCTAATACCGAGCGCTACTTATGTGTCCACTTTCGGCATCTTGCCCAACGTAACTGAGTCCTGGGACTACGTGATCGAGGGATCGAACGATAACTTCGTGGCGGAGACGGTGGTTCTTCTTACCCGGACAGCTCAAGCAGTGGTTGCAAATCAGTGGCTCTGGGTTGACGTCCAAGGACCGTTCGCGACAGGTGTCATAGAGTTCACTTCGTATCGGCTGCGAGCGACAGGTACTACGGTGCTTAATGTAATTGAGTTGGAGTTTCAGCACACACCTAACGAGATTCCGATGTACAAACTCAATCGGAACGATTACGCAAACCTCCCCGACAAAGTGAGCACTGGCAGACCGACGCAGTTCTGGTATGACAAAACACGCACGCAACCGGAGATCGAGCTTTGGCCCAGCCCTGGAGCAGAGTTCACGTTCGGGCAGATTACAGGCTTCGTGCAACGTCAGATGCAAGACGTAGGTGCGATGACGGACGAGCTGGAAGTTCCGGATCGCTGGTACCTTGCCATCGTGTGCAATCTGGCAGCACAGCTGGGCAGAGAAATTAAAGAGGTGGACGAGGTCATCATTCCTCGCTTGGACCTCGATGCAAAAACTTATATAGACGACGCATGGACCGGAGAGACTGATGAGTCTGAAGTGTACTTGCGTCCCAACATCGCACCATACACGAGGTAGTCATGCCTATCTTTTTAGACCCGACTGGGAGATCAACTTACGGCATTGGGATCTGTGCTCGATGTAGTTGCAAGTTTTTCCTGGAGGATTTGTTTTCGGATCCGAACAGTCCCGGTCTGAAGGTGTGCATTGATGATCTCGACGATTACGATCCCTATCGTCTGGCTCCACGTCAGGCAGATCGAATTACGTTGCCATTCTATCGACCGGATGAGGATCTGACGGCAGGGGGACCGAACCCGAACGACAACTTCTTGGGAGGCATTCGAGAAGCTCCTGGCTCGAGCCCGCGTGAAACAGAAGATGGGAGATTACGTGTGCTTGAGGATGCAACCGTGAACCAGAATGAGATAGAGGACGACTAATGCCTAACATCAAAATTTCAGATTTGCCTCCAGTCATGTTGCCTCTCGATCTCCCGAATTCGTTCTTCGAGGTGCAGATAACCGAGGCGGGCTTAGATGTCAGCCGCAAGATTTCAGCTGACGACCTCGGTGTTGGAGGCGGAGTCATATCCGTTAACTCCGGCGTCAACATCACCATAGACAACACCGACCCGATCAACCCTATCGTTAATCTCGATGCAGCCATCACTGGCGTAAGTGTCAATGGAGTGACGCTCGATGCTACGGGTGTTTCGACCAACTTCCTCGACGAAACTGGAAACTACTCGGTGCCTCCGGTAGGTGGGGGTGGTGTAACCGTCGAAGATGAAGGTACTCCGCTTGCCACCATAGCTGACACGTTGGATTTTGTCGGAGCAGGTGTTACAGCAACAGGAGTCGGTGGTACTAAGACAATCACTATTCCCGGTGGAGGTGGTGGCACCCCGGCTGGCAATGATGGAGAGATTCAGTTCAATAACTCAGGTGCGTTCGGTGCAGATCCTCATCTCAAGTGGGATGGAACTCAGGATTCGCTACAAATTGATGCCCGTGATGCTAGCGCTTTCGACGGAGCGATTGAAGTTTCAAGAATTCAAGAGGGAGCAATCGCGCTTAAAATCCAGAGCATCAATGGCAATACAACCTTCCACGATATCTGGCGTAGCTTCAACTCCGGTGGTGAGACTTCTTGGAGGTTGGTAGACGATCACACTGCGGCTACCGCTGCCGAACTCTTATTTTGGGAGGACGACTTCGGGGAAATATTCATAGAGTTTGAGCGGGTTGGCTTAATTAGATTCGGAGGACACGTTGGCAATGAGAAAATGTTCCTCGACTTTGCTAACGAAGTCGTAGCGATCAGAAATGGCGCGACTCTTTACATCGAGGAACTGGCAGCAGCCAATCCGGAGGTTGCTAACCATGGTCAGCTATGGGTGCGCGATGATACCCCCAATGTACTCATGTTTACCGATGATGCGGGCACCGATCACGTGATCGCTTTTGTGTAACTACTACTTAAAGGAAAATTAAAAATGGCAAAGCAAGAAGTAACAGCAGTTCAAGTTCAGATGGCAGCAGCCGCAGGTGTAAAACTGTTGGCTGTCGATGATCTACCGGTGCCGCTATCAGTGGCAAAGTCTGGCGCACTGGGTATCCTCGAGGGAATGTTGCAGGCAATCGCAAACGGTGAAGTTGTGCTGGGGCCAGCCCCTGCAGCGGTACCTAAGAGAGAGGCAGCACCCGTTGATCCTCCGGAAGGAGACGCACAACCACCGAAAAAAGATGGTAACAGCGACGACAAAAAACCTGCAGCCTCAGCTTAACGATAGGCACAGGAGTAAACGACATGGCCGCGAGAGAAATTTCAGTAAGTACTCTCTTTAGCACGATTGCATCTCTCGCGGTCGTGCTCCCCACTTTGTGGTTCTTCGGCAAGCCGCTAATCTCGGAGTCGTTGGCAGAAGACTTCAAACAGATTGCACAGGAGCAGTCGCGGCCTATCAGGTCTGCGTTCTCTGTGTTACTGACGCGAGACATTAATTATTTGCGTAAACAGATTACGGCATTGGAGTTTGTACGAGACAATCCTCCAGCTGATGATTGGACTGCAGACGATGCAGAATACTTAACGGAGCTGGACATAGAACTTGAGGCGTTGAGTGACGCCCGAGAGGAATTGAAACCTGAATGATTGATCTTGACCAGTTTAGAGACTACATCGTCGAGCCAACGCTCGAGGATCTGGGGTTGATGTCAACTTCAGCGGTCGAGCTGGTGATTGGGACTGCACTCCAGGAGTCCCATCTGACATACATCAAACAACTGGGCAACGGTCCTGCGTTGGGTGTATGTCAGATGGAACCTGATACCCACGATGACATCTGGGATAATTTTCTACGGTACCGCGACGTGCTATCGGATGCGGTACTCGAAATTGGAGGTCCGGACGCACGAGAGTTGATCGGGAACCTGAAGTATTCAGTTGCAATGTGTCGTGTCCATTACCGACGAGTTAGCAATCCGTTGCCTCAGGCAGGTGATCTGTCAGGGCATGCTCAGTATTGGAAGACGTACTACAACACCGAACTCGGAAGCGGAACGACGCAAGAGTACATTGAGAATTGGAGGAAAGCACATGGATAAGCTCAATACGATACTCGGAGCACTGGTGGCTTCATTGATCCTGTTTCTGACGGGTATGCTGGCACTGTTGCAGGTACCGGGGGTCGAGTCGGTAGGAGACATCGGGCAGATAGCCTGGATCGTTCTTTCTGTCGGCGCGTTGATCAGCTTCCTCAAGGATTTTCAATCAATCAGTACTCGCCGTCTAATTAATAAGGTAACCGGTACTGGTGACGGAGGAGGTTCGATATGAGACAGCTACTCTACGACAGATATCTCTCGTTTTTTGTACTGCTGTTGTTGGTAGGGCTGCAAGGATGTGCATCGACCAATCCCCTTGCAGCAGCAGAGACAAGTGAGCAACGTGCGTACGCTGCTTACGGTACATTTGTCATCTTCCAGGAGAAGGCAGTGGACCTTGTGGGGGAGGAAAGTATTCCCAGCGATGTGCGACTGCGCATTATAGCGGCAGAAGATCGAGCGAAGCCGGTAGCTGACAACTTGCTCGATGCATACGTAGAATTCCTTGTCGTGAAAGCTGAGTTCAACGCTGGGAATACGAGTCAAGATCGTCTGGTCGTTGCAGCAAACTCGCTGGACGACTGGGTAACTCGACTCGCCCCTATGGTCAACGAATTAATAAGAACTTTACAAGGAGCTGAATAATGGACCCCCTCTCACTAATCATACTTGCAGTTAACGGCATTCGTACAGTGATCAACAATCCCGCTTTAGGTGGTGGCAGTAGCGTGCGATTTGACGAGGCCTCTGAGCTTCTCGGTATTCTCGGTGTCCTGATTGGACAGGGTGCCGACGGAGTAGATGACCTCAAGAAATTTACTGAGGTTATCGAGTCTATGGCAGCTCAAGGTAGAGGACCCAGTTCAGCGGAATGGGACATCATGCGGGGACGTTCTGACGATGCGCATGCGCGTCTTCAGGCTGCGAAGGAGGAGTTACTTGGTGAAGAAGAAGAAGTGGACGACGAAGTACCAACCTCCTCCGAACCAGAGCCCGAAGTTGGCGAGGAAGACCCGATTTCTGCGTCTGAATCTGATCCGACCGAAGAGGAAGAGCCACCCCCAGCCGGGTGAGGAGTGACTCATGAAAATGCTATTCACAGTGGGAACGGTCTTCCTGCTAATCGCTTGTGCACCTGCAGCGGATCAAGATTTCTTCGAGTGTGGTGCTACCAACACGCTGGTGGTGTGTCCGGTCGGAGAGAGTCCTGATGCTGCTACTCACGGTGACTGTCGTGCGGTTGGGAGTGGTACGACCACGATAGCTGAAGGCACGTGTAGTTAGGAGTATCGCATGGCTGTCTCGATGACATTTAATTCGTTGCTTGCAGACCTCCGGGTCTATATGGAGCGAGGCACGTCTGTGGATCCTACGGTGTTTAACCAGCTGCCCAGCTTGATCAATCTGGCTGAACGACAACTGGCGAACTCTCTGAAGCTCCTGGGATTTGTGGCAGTCGTGACCGATACGTTAGGCATCGGACAGTCTGTGATACCGAAGCCCAATCGCTGGCGAGACACAATCTCGATTAACTTCGGCGTGGGCGCAACGCAGATCAGGACTCCGTTATTTGCACGGTCGTACGAGTACATGCGACGTTACTGGCCTGATGAAGACCTGACGGATCAGCCAAAATTCTATGGAGATTACGATTACTTCAACTGGTTGATTGTGCCGTCGGCAGATTTTGCTTATCCGTTCGAGGTCAATTATTGGGAGTTGCCTGCGTTGTTAGATGCGACAAACCAAACGAACTGGACAACGGACTTTGCCCCGAATGCCCTGCTTCATGGTGCGCTTCTGCAGGCGACTCCCTTCTTGAAAGACGATGAGCGCATTCCAATCTGGCAACAGATTTACGACCGGGACGTAGCGATCCTAGAGGCACAAGATATGAGACGCATCATTGATAGGAACGTTACGAGGGAGGCTGTCTGATGGGCTATACCAATGTCTTTGGTGGCGAACTAATTTTTCCGTCACAGCTCAGCTATCTTTCGATTAGTACGGGGGTAGATGTCACCCTGCAGTGGCCGACTGAGCAACAGATCACAGGTGACAGCGTTGTTGCAGACTTCCTCGATATCAGTACTTCGGTAGGTAGTCTCAACATTGATATGCCATCTGCCCTGGTGACGGGCACTGGTAACAAGGCGACTGTCAACAACGTAGGTGCCAATACGTTCACCGTGCGTGACAGCACAGGTGGCACGATCCAGTCGGTTGCTCCAGGTGAAGCGTGGGTCATCGTTCTTCGAGACAACACGACTGCTGCCGGTTTGTGGCGTACGTTCCAAATGGGTGCTTCGGTGTCCGTAGCAAGTGCCTCTGCATTGGCAGGTGCAGGCCTCAAAGCTATCGGTATGCTGCTTAATCGAAAGATCGACTCCGACATCGAGGCCTTGACGCCGATTACTGTTGTCGATGGTGATCGAGCGAAGTGTTTGATCTATACCGGAGGTCTTGGACAAGCTGATTTGCCCGCTGCAGCTGCGGTCGGTAACGACTGGTTCTTTATGCTGCGTAATTCCGGTTCTGGGACGTTAACTATCGTACCAGCGTCAGGCACCATTGATGGTTCTGCAGACATCAGCTTGGATCCTAATGGTAGTACGTTCGTTTTCACAGATGGGTCGAACTGGTTCACCATTGGACTCACTGTCTCTTCGACCATTGCGTTCGACTTCGTCTCGCTACCTGTTCCTGGGTCCGGAGACTTTGTACTTTCTGGCGCGAACTTAGATCGTATAGCGTATCGTTTTACGGGCACACTCACGGGCAACCGACGTATCGTTGTGCCCAATACCATCCAGCAGTACTGGTGTGATAACCAAACGACAGGTGCTTTCACTCTGAGGGTTTCGACATTTGCGCAGGGGGCTCCTCCGAACGTAGGTCAAAACGAGGCTGCAATTTTCTTTTGTGATGGCACAGATGTAATCAACGCAGTATCGGAAGTTAGTATCACTCTTCCAGTTGTAATCGGACAAGGCGGAACGGGAGCGACGACCGCAGCAGACGCGCGAACAAATTTGGGTGTTCCCCCCACTTCACTGGACCTGATAGCAGGCTTGGGATTGGTAGGAGGTGGAGATCTTACAGGAGATCGAACGTTCGACGTCGGTGCTGGAACAGGCATCACCGTCAACGCCGATGATGTGCAGCTTGAGATAGCCAGCACTCTTAATGTCGATCACGCCGCTGTAGATCTCCTTGCTGGGACCGGCATCGATGCGACGGGACTCGGAGACCTCACCGCAGACAGAACGATCAACGTAGACATGCTTGGTCTGCAGGATCTGACAGATCCAGCTGCCGATAGGATTTACTTCTTTGATAATTCTTCTTCCTTCGCCGACTTCCTCGTCGTTGGAACCGGTCTGGCGATCACGCTGCTTCAACTGGACGTTGACATGCTTGGGTTGGAAGCTCTAGCCGATCCGGGTGCCGATAGGATTTACTTCTTCGATAATTCTGGTTCTGCGGCTGGCTTCCTCACTGCTGGAGACGGTCTGACGATCACGCTGACCGACCTGGATGTCGATATGCTTGGTCTCGAAGACCTCGCGGATCCAGCTGCCGATAGAATTTACTTCTTCGATGATACTACTTCGGCTGCGGGATTCCTGACACTTGGTAGTGGTCTGGAGATTGTAGGAACCGAACTTAATACGACGGGA